TAAAGAAAGCTTTAAAACCGCTTTTAACGAATTTTTTAATGGTGATTATAATACAATTATTAATAAATTAGATGAACTTTATAAAAATATAAATCCAACTACTGGAAATATAATAAATTCAGATAAAAAAGAAAAATATGATGAATATTTAAACCCTAACACTGAACCAGATAACATATCATTTTATAACGAAATCATACTACCATTAATAAAGAGAAAAAATATTACCAATTATAGCCAGATAACATTTAAAATGGAAGATGATACATATAGTAAAACTTATAAATCATTAACTCAATCAAATGCAGATATTAAACAAATAAATGACAGTTTTTTTACTTTATTTTTTAGGCAAGTAATAAATCAAATATCTCAAAAAAATAGTAATGAAGATAAAGAAGAAGATGCACGTGCAAAATTATTGGCTGATGAAGATATAATAACTCAAACATACTATTCATTTAAAAATATTAATGATAAATGGTTAACTACATTACCAGAAAATAATTTTAATGGTTATCCTTTTGGAAATAATAAACCATTAATAGATTCTTTTGTTTTTGTTGATAGGGCAATGAATCCGGTTGGAAACACAATGATTAATGCTGAAATATTGTTAGATATATTTAATGATCCAAATATAACTTTATATAGTGCATTATCACAAATTCTATCAATAAATGGTTTTGAATTTTTTCCATTACAAAATTTTATGAAATATAGTGAAGGTGATTGGGTAGAGTCTTTTAAAATAGATACTTCAAATGAGATAACAAATTCACCTGTTTTTGTTTGTATGTATATTGGTGGTTCATCAAGCTATCCATCAACAAGTAGTAATGGGTTTAAAGATGATGGTATTAGTGATATTTCAAATCCAGGGGTATCTGATTTTAGTACCACAGGTGATTGTTCACCAATTTCAGATGAAGATAATCAAAAAGCAAATAATCCTACATTTCCTTGGAGAGAAGTAAATGCTTTTAGAGTTAGGTTTGGACAACAAAATCAATCTATGTTTACCAATATTAAAATCGATAGTAAAGATTATCCCGAAACGAATGAATCTATCCAAATATTATCAAGATTAGCTGGTGATGGTAAAATGAACGCCCCAACACCAAAAGGTCAGAATCTTTATAATTTATATGAAAATAGAGCATATAAAGCAACTATAAGTGGTTTAGGTAATCTAATGATCCAACCCACCCAATATTTTCAATTAGAAAATATACCTATGTTCAATGGTGCTTATATAATTTTAAGTGTTCAACATGATATTATTGCTAATAAAATAACTACAACATTTTCAGGCACTAAAATATTAAAATATCCTATTCCTAGAGTTACAAATCCTGTTGTATTTGTTGGTTTAGATGAATTAGGTATTGATCTTAATTTTAATCAAATTACTATGGGAAGTGCTTCACCATCTTATCCTAGCGGTGAAAAAGTATCTAAATGGATGACATTTGATAATGCTATTTCTAAAGCTTCTGCACAAAGATATAATGTAGACAACACTCCTACAGATTCTGATTTTAATAATTTGAAAAATTTAGCAAAAAATATTTATGATCCGCTTTGTGATCATTTTAATTTAATGATACCAACTACAACAGTTTATAGAGGTAAAGCATTAAATACTGCTGTATATCAAAATATTATGAAAAATAATAAAAATGTTAAAAAAGTTAACGAAGATTCCCAACATATTTATGGTCAAGCTATGGATATGGATGGAGATGGAACTAAAGTAAGTAATTCAGAAATATTTTATTATATTGCAAATAATTTGGAATTTGATCAATTACTTTGGGAAGGGGGAAATGCTGTAAATGCTGGATGGATACATGTTTCTTATGTTGAAGGAAGAAATAGAAAATTTTTTACTTTATATAATGATAAGAAAAATTTATATTCAAAACCTAAATTTTATACTTTATCAGATTTTGAAAAAGCAAAAGAAACATTTTATGGGTAAAAACTATTTATATAAAAAGAAATAATTATTGTAATTTTTTTAAAAATAATATATAACATATAAAAAATATTTATCATGGCAACACCAAAGGTTACATATCCAACAAATTACAACATAAGTAAATGGATGACATATTATGATGGAATATCATATGATTCAGCCAAATGGAGAAATTTGGCAAATACACCAACAACCAATGAATTAAAAAATATAACAGAATTGGCAAAAAAAATTTATGACCCAATTTGTGAACATTTTAAGATCAAGATTCCAACAACAACTATTTTTAGGGGGAAAACTTTAAATGAAGCAGTTGGTGGGGCAGTAGGATCTCAACATTTAAATGGATCGGCTATGGATATTGATGGTGATATGATTCAAATTAATAATGCAGATATTTTCATGTTTGTTGCAAATAATCTTGAATGGGATCAGATGATCTGGGAAAAGGGGGATATTAATAAACCTGGATGGGTGCATATTAGTTATGTAAGTGATGGTAGTAGACCCAATAGAAAAAGATTAACCACATTTAATAAGGGTGTTTATAAACATGCCAAAACATTAACAGAATTCTTGGATTTAAAAAATGAGGAATATAAGTAATATTAAAAAAATATGATTAGAAATCAAAATATTATTGATATTATTAACCAAATTATATTAGAACAATCAGAAAATATAGAAATTAAACCAAATATTTCAAGAAATTCTGGTTTTACTAAAGGTTTAGTTTATTTATCTATTGATAAATCTTATGCTGAAGCGTATGCCAACAATCAAACTAGTGCAGCACATGCTTTTAAAGGAATTATTAGGGACGGAGTACTTTTTCATATTTGTTTAGATGAAAATGTTCATCATTATGGTGGTGATGTTTGGATCTCTGGTTTTAAAGATGATATAGTAAACGATCTAAAAAACTTAAAATCTGATATAAATTATGAATTAAATAGTCTGACCATTGATTTCTTAAATAGATGTGGGATCAACGATTTTAAAAATTTTAATATCGATTATTTTTTAAAATATTTAACAGTTAATAACTTATCTATTATATCAGCAGATGATTGGTCAAATTTACAAGAACAATATCAAGGATATTCCGAAATTTGTGTAAAAGAAGTTAAATTTGATGAGATAATTAAAATTGAAATATTTAAAGAATTCGACATTGTTAAAACTATTAATGGTGGTTGTAATAAAGACTATAATACCATTTATTATCACGGTTCACCTTTAAAATATTGGGAACATTTGTTATAAATAAATTTGTATATAAAAAATAAAACACCCTATAATTAATAATATATTATAGGGTGTTTTATTTATTGTTATTATTTATTTTTATTTATGTTTTTACAACAAATTATTTTTTAACTCATATAAAGATATAATATCTTCATCAATAGTATCTGGATTATATTTCATTTCATTTATCTTTTTGATTGCTTTAACGATATTATCTTTTATTTCATTTTTATTTAAATTTTCAAGATAAGTTATGTTTTCTGTTTTATAATCCTCTAATATTTTTTTCTTTTCACTAATCTTAGACTTAATTAATGTTTGTAAAAGATTTTTATCATCTTCATTTAAACCATTATATTTTTCATTAAATTTATCAATGGCAATTTCAATAACATCTTCATCAATATCATTATAATCAACAGTTTCATTTAAATTATTATTAATAATTTTATTATCTAAAATATAATTTAAAACATATGTAAACGATTCATGAATCTTATCAACATCAATATTATCATAAGAATTAATTGATTCAACAATTAAATTATCGATAGATTTATATAAATTTAATTTATTATTATCATCAACATTTAAACTTTCATTAACAATAAGATTATTTAATTTATTTCTTTCCTCTTTAATCTCATTAATAGTATATACATCAAACAATTTAATGTTGTTATCAATATATCTACTTGCAGCCAATTCATTAGGAATATATTTGTTTTCAATATTATTGAAAACCTTAAATTCTAATTGTAGAATAGGGGAATTTTTAATAATTTCAAAAAAATCAATAACATTTTTTTTAGATTCTTCAATTAAATCATTATTATTATCCAAATAAGAATCTTTTAATTTATTAGAAATTATTAGATTAACTAATCCTATATTAATGTTTTCCATATACAAATATATTTTTTTATATAAATACTATTAAACTGTTATAAATCTTTAAATTAAAAAATAAAATTATTTGAATTAGAATATTAACAATAATTTATTGATAAACAATATACAATTTGACATCTTTTAGATTAAACATTATGATTAATATCACTTATATTATAAGTTATCATCAATATCATTTATATCAATATCTTCAATCTCAATGTTATTATTGTTATTATCAACATCATCCATGTTATCATCAATAACATCAGATTTTAATAGTTCATCAATTTCAGAAATCATTCTTTGTGCTGAACTATTTAAATTAAAATTAATGTCATTGTTTTCAGTAATAATTTTTTTATAATCAAGTTCTTTTTTTACATCAGAATCATTAGTAGATCCATATACAAGTTCATTAATTAAACTATCTAATTTATTACTAATAAATTTATTACCACTATTATTATTATTATTATTATTATTATTATTTTCAGCTAAAGGCATTTCACCAGCACCAATATTACCACCAGCAGGAGCACCACCACCCATATTTCCACCAGTTTCATTCGGAATTTCCGAATTTGTTGGAGGAACACCACCAGTTTCACCACCCATAGGTAAACTATTATCCATTGGAGCACCACCAGAACCACTATTATTTGGTGGTAATTGATTTTGTTGTTCACTACTACCACTTACAGGTAATCCTTCAATAGGTTCTCCATATTTAGCATCAATATCATTAAATAATCCAGTCTTTTTAATTATAATTGGAGCATCTTGTAATTCTTGGGCAATAGCTCTTTCCATTTTTTGTTGTTTAAGATCCTCAACAATTTCCCTATCACTCATATTAAATATCATTCTTTTGGCTGATGTATGAGACATTGCAGCAATTCCTCCTTCACTACCAGTTAATTCTTTATATGTGGTTGCCTTTTCTCTCATCAACTCAGATTTTAATAATTCTTGCTGTGTCGATGAATTGGTCAATGTTAATGTAAAATTAGAAAGATCATCACCAGAATATCCTAATAAATATAAATGAATCATGGCCATCTTATTCAATTCCTGAATCATGGCTTGTTGTATACGATTTACTTTCTTAGAAAATCTTATATCGAATTGGGCTAAATTCTTTCCACCACCTGCTGCGTCTTCGAAAGATACGAACGGTTTTGGAATTGCTAAACCAGAAAGTAAATTATTGCGTAGGTATTCTATATCGTTCACATCATTAAGGTTCGAATTCTTAGTAAAGATACCACAAGATAATGCAAAATTGTGAAAATTATGATAAATTTCATTACCATCAATAGTAATTGTTCCTGTATCTTGTTTTTCTGAAAGGTACTCAATAGAAACTATTTTATGATTATAACAAGGAACTTTCTTTTTAAAATCATTCCAATTAAGATAACCAAAATGTTTTAATAATTTATCAATATTATTATAGGTTATTTGACTCAATTTCTTTAATTGTTGATTACCTTCATTTAATCTCCAAAATTCATTTAACCATTCACTACCTTCAATATTAATTTCTTTTTCTAATATAAAATCTAATCTTTTATATTTATCAAAATAATCAACTAATAAATCAAGTAGTTTTTCTGAAAATTTAATTTTTTGTTTTTCAATGATATTATTCCTAAATTCTTCATTTTCCCATAATTTTTTACTATTAATAGAATATCTAATCTTATTTTCTGGTTTATTTTTAGTAATTATTGATGAAATTCTTGCTTTTTCAATAACTTCTCTTTTAAAAGATTCATCATTTTTATATTTTTCATGAAATATTTTATTGCCTTTAGCGATATTATTAGTTGATCTTATTGCTCGTTCCTTACGTTCGTCATCAGATAAATTATTTATATATTTTTTTGCTGATTCACTTTGTTTTTTTGTTACTCTTTCTTTAAATTCGTTATCAGTTTTTAATTTATTATGATAATTTTCACGACAATTTTTTAATCTTTCATCTACAATTTCTTTAAAATTAATATCAGTATTATATTTATTTTTGTATGATTCACCACCAATAATATTATATTCATTAATATTAGCAGAATGATATTCATAATGATCTTTATTATTCATAAATGTCAGATTATAAGGAACATTCATTAGACGATTTCTGTTGATATGATGAATAGTTTCTTTTTTCTCATTAATATACTTTTTATTAAAAACAAATTCTGTATGTTCATTAATATTCTTAAAATAATTTCCAACAACTCTATGAGTATATAAAAATTTCTTTTTATTATGATCATAAATCATTTCATATTTACTTTTACTATTACGAATAGTTTCAAACTTTTTATTAAAAGACCACATAGATTCACCAACTAATAAATCTTTTGCTTCTTTAGTTCCATTAAACTTGGTGTTAAATTTATGATCGTGGGTACATGTAATTGTTTCACCATTATCTAACGTTATTTTAAGAACATCAGTATTTAATCTAGTTTTTCCAGCCCAAGATATTAAACCAGGCACTATTTCACCAGTTTCAGGATTTATTGAATATGACCATAATTCTTTACCTTGTTCATATTCGTTTATTATTTCAAATAGTGTTAAACTTCTACCATCAAGTAATTCTATTTTACTATCTAAACTTAAACAAGCTCCAGGCAACGTTTCTATACCAGTTTGAGTATTTGCATTTCTTACAGGGATAAAATAATCTTCATCATTTCCCACAATATTATATCTATAATCAAATTGTCCATCACTTGGATTTACTTGTGATGTTTTCTTAAATTTGGTGGCAACACGATACATATATTCTTCTAAATCATCTTCATCAATATTTCCTACATCAATTTTGAATACTTTTTTCTCACCAGCACGAACTAAACGATATGTTAACATTGCATCTTCTGCCATACAATTATGAACAACCAATCCGTTTGCAATAAAATTATGTAATTCGTTATCAACTTCAATATCCCAAACTTCATCAACACCAACATTTTCTATTGATAAAATATCTAATTTTTGATAATGATTATGTTTATTGTTTGGGTCAAATATAAATTTATGTATAAGTTTTTCACCATTAATTTCTTTAATATTTTTATAAGAATAATTATTATCAGAATCAACAGTTAAAATTGGGTGATCTTCAGTTAATATGATTTCATTATATTCAGTTTTAACTTTAAATCTTTCTTTATTACCTGTTTTTATTACATTCTTAATTTTACTTATAATATTTTTGTTTGAATTATAATCATACGAATAAACTTCATCCCCAATTTTTAAATCTTTAATTTTAATATTTCCGTTCGGGGTTAAAATATTCGTATTTTTATCAAGACATAATTGCCTAAAAACCCTTCTAACCCTATTGAGAATTGACGAACCAAACGGAATAAATTTATCGTCTCCCAATAATCGGAAGTGTGCAATTTCGAAAGGATTAAATTCGTCACCAGTCATTTTTTCTTTAAATTTAATAATTGGTTTTCCATCGACAAATTTCTCAATCCTATCTACTTCATAATTAACCATTTGTTTAGTATGAATAATTCCTTTTTTTCTTTCACCATAAAGTAAGACAAAATTATCCCCATATTTTGTCGTGTTTCTTGTCCAAAATGGCAAGTTTACATTAACATTAACGATATCATAAAAGAATTCCTCCAATAAATATTTTATACGTTCTTTATTTGAATAGATGTTTAACATTTTACCATTAGCCCCAATAGTAGTTGCTTCTTCCATGAATAGATCTAAAGCACTGGCTATTAATGGGTAATACTCCATAGATTCATAATCCATATATGCTTGTAAACGACCTGCTTCATATTGAAGTGCTTTTTGGAATGATCTATCAGAAGTTTTAAAAAACTTTTTTTGGATTTCTCTTTTTTGTTCTAATTCTAAACCTTTAGCATGAATTTCTTCAGGAGTTTGACCCTTAATAATTATTTTACTTTGAGTTTGTTGTGGAGGTATAGGAGTAGTATTGTCAAAACCAAATCCGTCAAGATTCAGTAATTTATTTAATCCTTGATAAATTGTTGGAATTATTTTCTTTTCAGCCATTTTTATAAAAATTTATATTTTTTTATAAATACTTTATTTTTGTTAAAAAATATGATTATTTTTTATAAATACTAAAATAATTTATTAGCAACCATTCTATATGTTATATTTAAACTATTTATCATATATATTATATTATATATAAATTGAAAATAATGAATAAAAGAATTATAGAAATTATTAATGAAGTTATTAATCAATTTGATGAAGTTAAACAAAATAAATATAAACTTAATGAATTAGGAGAATACATATATCATCAAACAAGTTTAAGTAATGCAAAGGAAATATTATTAAATGGGTTTAAAACTGGCTATGAATTAAATAAAGGGGAAAGAGATAGTGGTATATTTTTTAGTCCTACTTATAGGGGTCAAGAAAATACTAATTATAGTAGAGGTAAAAGTGTTAATGAAAAATTAGTTATGATTGAAGTATCAACAAAAAATTTAAATTTATTTGATACTAAAACTTTAATTGATGATCCTAAATTAATGTCATTTCAACAACCCAAATATATTATGATAAGTAATATTAAACAAAAAAATATTTTTCCTGAAAATTATGATGGTGTTATTAACAGATATAATAATTTAATCTATGAAATTATATTAAAAAAAGAAATTGCAAATAAAAATATAACTGGTAGGTTATTAAATTCAAGAGGAACTATTGTAAATATTTAATTAATTCAAACAAATCATTATAAAAATATTTTTTTATTATTAATAATAATTTTCATATCTTTGTTTCCGATAATTATAAATTATGTTGGAACAACAAAAATCATCACAAATAATATTATCCGAATCATTAATAATCGATCATTTAAATCGAAAATATATATCTAACATCAGATATAAGTTATCTAATGCTTATATATTCAAAGGTAATTGGGAATCTGATTTTTTTCTTCAACGTGATAATGGTTATTGTTATGAATTTGAAATCAAGATAAGTCGTTCCGATTTCTTTAATGATAAAAAGAAAGTAGATAAACACCAAATATTATCAGAAGCTAAATATATCACTAATCATAAAACATATCAATTTGATAAAGAAAAACATAAACCAATAATTAAGGAAGAAATAAGTAAGGTTCATGATTATAATTTCAGGCCAAACAAATTCTTTTATGTTGTACCTGAAAATATGATTACAGTTGATGAAATCCCAAAATATGCTGGTTTAATATATTTTTGTCAAGATAAATACCAAAAATTTAAAACTGTTAAAGAAGCACCATTTATTCATAAAAATAAATTAAAATTTGAAGATGTTTTATGCAATAAATTTTATAATTATTGGTTAAATAGTAAGATTAAAATTAAAGAATTAGGTTGGGAAATTTCTGATTTAAAAGAAGAGATTATTAGATTAAAAAAAGATAAAGAAATTTTATTTTAATATTTGTTTTATGGTAACTTTAGAAGATTTAAAAAATGAATTAGAACCATATAAAAACACTTTAGTAATTGGTCTTTATCAAGAGGTGATGAGATTAGTTGATGTTATTGAAGATGAGGTTGATTATTATTGGGTTGTTGATACTTATAAAGGTATTCTTCATTATTCTTGTTGTGGTTGTGGTTGGATTCCCTTAAAGGGTTTCATCAAAGATGGAGATTATGATCAATTGGTCAGAATCTGGAATTTAAATAATGAAGAAAAAGCAATATAATAATTGATATTATAGAAAAAATAATTAAATTTAATATAATTAAAATTATGAATAATACTGTTGTAAATAATGAACTTTATAACAAAGTAAAACCTAAAAAAATGGTATAACAACTCTAAATTTCCATTAATTCCAACATTAAAAATTAAAAGAGCTGATCAGTATAATACAAGCGGTTTTACATTTAAATGGTTAATATTTACAATATGGTCATTAGATCATCCAAGTTTTGAATTAACCTTTGTTGTAGACACACATTGGGGGATTGGTTTTATTGGCATACTTCCATATTTGAGATGGACAATTACTATTCCTTGTCCAATAAAATTTGGAATGTGGTTTGATAAAAAATTCACTCGTAAAAGTATCGAATCAATAACAACCAGATATTCATGAAAATAATAAAAGCATATCTATTAGGATTTTTTCATTTAATGAAATATTTAATTTTATTAAACACAGATCATTGTGGTTATGTTGAATATTATCCAATTAAATTTCTAGGTTTTAATATTGTTATAAAAATTAAAACTATTGGTTGTATCTGTGGAAAAATCTTTTATAACGAAGATGATAAATAATGTTGTTTATTATCAACAAAAACAATAATAATGTTGATAATAAACAACAATATAAAATATATACTATGTTTTGAAACATTATCATTAATATTTTACTATAATAAAACAAACATTAATTTTTATATTGATTATGGAAAACATTAATTTTGAAACAGTAGATAAATATTTAATATTTAAAACTATTGCTGGTAGTAAAGCCTATGGTTTAGATTTACCCACATCAGATACAGATATTCGTGGAATATATTTACAACCGAATGAATATAGATTAGGAAACGGTTATAAAGAACAGTTGAATGATGTTAAAAACGATATTGTTTTTTATGAATTAAATAGATTTGTTAATTTATTAGTAGGAAATAATCCAAATATTATTGAAAATTTGTTTACTCCAGAGGATAAAATATTATATTTTGATCCTATTATAAAACCGTTATATGATAATCGTTTAAAATTTTTAACTAAAAAGATTAGATTAACTTTTGGTGGGTATTCCATATCTCAAATTAAGAAAGCCAGAGGTTTAAATAAAAAAATTGTCAATCCTATTCCAAAGAAAGAAAAACTCCTTTAGATTTCTGTTATATCTTCGAAAAAAAAGATGGATATATGATGCTTGCTAATCAATGGTTAAAAAAGCATAATATGGAACAAGAATATGTTGGTTTGTCTGAAATGCCAAATGGTGTCCAATTATATAAAGTTCATTATGATGAACATCAATTTTATGGATTTAAAGGGATTGTTTCTGAAAATGGAAACGATATTAAACATAGTGAGATACCCAAAGGATTTAAAGTTGAAGGTTTTTTATATTTTAATATAAATGGTTATTCTACCTATTGTAGAGAATATAAAGAATATTGGGAATGGGTAAGTAAACGAAATCCACATAGGTATAATGATAATATTAGTCATAACCAAAATTATGATGGTAAAAATATGATGCATTGTTTACGTATGTTAGATATGGCAATAGAAATTGCTGAAGGTAAAGGAGTGAATTTACTTAGACCTAATAGAGAATGGTTATTATCAGTTAGAAAAGGAATGATTAGTTATGATGAAATAATTAGTTTGATTGAAGAAAAAAATAATAGAATGAACGAAGCATTTACAGTTTCTGACTTACCAGATGAAGTTGATCCCAATATGGTACATGATATAATTTTACAAATTAGAAATAAATAGGTATATGAAAAAAAAGAAAAAAATAAAAATAGATGATGTTAGAAATGAAATTAATTGTCAAAATTGTAAAATATATGGTTTATGTTTTTGGCATAAATGGTTATTAGACTCAACAAAATGTGAACATAAAATTTCAAAATAGGAATATGAAAAATATTATTTTTTTTTCAACCCCTTAAATAACCAAGCATTAGCGATATAAGGATTTAAAGGAGAACTACTATTTAAAGATATTGGTCTTTTAATTTTATTTTGATTTTCATAATCTTTTACATCATTATTGGTAATCATCGCATTTAACATTTTTTCAGTAACCCCCTTATTTTCTTTAAATCTTTTCATATCATAGTTTAATACATATAAACCAATAGAAAACCCCATAATAGAGTCATCATGAAACGATCTCTTATGATCAGCAACTCTATTACCCTGAACAGTAATAAACGTTTTTAATTCATTTAAAAGTCTGACTGATCTGATTATAGCATCCTCTAAATGTATTGCTCTTTGTAATTCTAATAAAACTGATGCTCTATTACTACCAATAAAAAATCCTGGAATTAAATCAACAGTAACAATAGTTCCATCCGACATCATTTTTTGACCCTTTTTAACATATCCTTGTAATCTATCTCTTGAAGGTTTATGGCTTACTTCAGCATAATGTATATTTTCATAACCAATCTCCAATAATTTTTCAACAGCCTGAACACCATAACCTCCAGTAATATCAATAACAGTATATGCGTTATTATAATATTTACCAAATTGATATGCAATTTCTGCCAACATTTGGGGAGTAATTTTTCCATAATATTCGGCAACCTGTTCAACTTTATGTCTACTAACTTTTACTTTTTTAGTTTTTTCTCCCTTAACTATTATTTTTTCTTCAATAATTTCAACAGTTTTTACAATATTTATTGTTGAATTATCATCACCATGTCCGGGACTTGCATCTATCGACATAATATAATCTTCACCAGCTTTTGGATCTTCCCAAATCCACATATTTTTATCAGTATATTCTTGTCTAATTGGAACTTTTATTTCATTTTCTTCAATTCTTTTTAAATATTCTTCTGCTATAAAATTATCGCCAGACCCCAAAAACGAACATAGGATCTCCTGGGCTATTCTCCTCATATCACCATTAGCATCTCTAACTTGACTTTCAAACCAAGGACTAGATGCTTCCCAACCATCTTCCATTAATTTTATTCTATGTTCTTTAGACCAATCTTCATCAACTAATTTAATTTCATTAGTCTTACCCTTATTTTTTAACCAAACTAAGAATTTATTATATCTAGGATCATTAAACCAATATAATTCCACAGCAAAAAAGTTGTTTTCTTTTGCTTTAGCACCTACAAAAGTCTTGTAAAATACTGGGTCTAAGCCACTTGGTGTGGACACCATATAACATTTACCACCAGTACTTAATGTAGGTTTTGCTGCTATCCAAAATTTATCGCCACCATCAGTATGTGCCGTTTCGTCCCAAAAAATCAAGTTTGGTGTTAAACCTCTCAAACCACCCTTTGCAGAAAATGCACCCAAAGAAGAACCATTATCATATCTTTTTAATTTTTGGGTATCTTTATAATCTTTTTCAAGTGTTTTACCTGTTTTAGGAACTAACCATTCTGGACAACCTTTAATAAATTCAACAACATCATTCATTAATTCATCACGAGCAGTTTCAAGTTTATTTGCAACAATTCCAACTGTTCTATTTGGATTAAAAGATATTAACCAAGATATAAAAGCCCATGTAACTGTAC